GTATAAGGCCATGAAGGGGATTAGTCTGCATAGATTCGACCTCCTTGAGGGCACGAGCGTTATCCAAAGCACCAGATGCCATATCATGTATAGCCTTGCCTTCATGCCATTTTGCAAGAGACATATCTGCAACTGCTCGAGTTTTCTTCTCATAAGCTGACGCCATCTCATTTTCTGCTCTAGCGGTTTGCATTTGAGCTTCCGCCTGCATTTTCTGCATCTCAGATTGCATTTGCATTTGCTGCATTTGACCTTGTTGTTGCTGCATCTTATCCATTTCTTCGATAATGGTTTTCTTATCTTGTAAGTTAGATCTTTCCACGATGTAACGATTGGAAATGGGAACACCCATCTGTTTGATTTGTAGGGCTTGTAAGAATTGGAATTGACGCTGTGTAGAAGTAAGCTCACCTTCGTCTACAACACAGTTAAATTTACTAAATAATGTATCAAAGAAACGATCAGTAGGCTTTTTGCCAATGATACGAGCAACATGACCTTCACTCCAGTTGTTGACTATTAGATCATCCATTATAGTCGAAACAGCCATTTGAGACACGTTTAACTTGTCAAAGACACCACGAAGTCCTGTTAGGCCTTGTCCCATTTTGATTTTCATCAAGATGGAAGTCATTTCTTTAGATTTTATGTCATTTCCGAATAGTTCTTCAGGACCGACAATGTCCATGATCTCTTTTTCGATATTGGCAATCAATTCTTCCCAACCAGGAGCAACCATAGGAGGATTAATAGGCACTACATCAGTCGCTAGATTGGCGTTCTGCTTGAAGTATAGGATTTTACCAGGGCCTTGAAAGAAAGCGTCTTCTGGGTTAACTAATGCATCTTCCTTGACCATTAGCCCGCTCTGGATCTGAGCATCTAGGATGTCTAGTTGCCTATTACGTCTTCTATTAAGTTCTATTTGAGACGATCTGATATTTCTGGGGATACCCATATAGCGGTACGCGTAGTTTTGAACCTCTGGAAAATGGTAACACATGAATGGGACAAAAGGAAATTTGTCTAGCCCGTAGGGGCGTTTTTCTTCATACATGTGATTGTTATTTACGAGAACATGGAGTTTGACTGAAGGCTTTTGAGCGGTAATAAGTTCAAGATTTGGATTATATCTAGCTAACATCTTGAATTGTTCAGCATTGCCTTTCCACTCAACAACTTCGCCTGTGAATTTATCTAGAATCTTTCGGACTTTACGCCAATCGCGCACCCAATATTCATCATAGGCATACATTTCTATATTATATTGCGTCCAGTTTTCGGGCATAAACTGGAATTTACCATCCTTGGAGACATATCCCTTGCCTAAATAGGGAAGATCTTTCTTTAGATCAGGGAATAGGGCTAGAAGTTGTCGTCTATTGACATACTTGCGAGTCCATATACGGGTGCAATCGGATAAGTCCTGTTGGGTCCAATAATTGTCCATAACGAACGACGAATACGGAAGGCGTGTTGTGCGTATGGCAGGATTTTCGGGATCTTCACGCGGATCAAGCCAAATAGACATAAGCTCCAGACCAGAAGTGATACCACCTTCAAAGCAATCTGAGATCTTTTCATAAGTTCCATCTTGTCTTTTTGCCCAACTAAGAGCAGTTGTGCGTTGTTGCGCTGTTTCTCCCATATCAGGATCATTATCAGCTGCTTCCAAGGTTGAAGCAAGTCGATGATCCCTTTGGAAACCGGAGATCATATTACGCACACGAAGGATTTTATTGAACTGAAGTTGCTGTTGCTGCCTGTAGAAGTTGTTAGACCACATGTAGTTAGCTGCTTGCTGATCACCTGCGGTCATGCGTGTGTCAATATCAGCTTCTACCCAAAACTGTTGAACCAGAGACTGGGTTTCTCTCCAAAAATCATCAAGTTCCTGTGCAATAGGATTAGCTGCTGGCCATGTAGACGTCATGTGTTGCCTCATTAAAATATTTATTTACACTGTAAACATTATTTTAATTGAGTGCAATGAGGGAACCATCAATTACTTTTTTGCTGCCTTACGCTTTGCGTTTTCTGCAATCTTCGCCCTTTTTTTAGAAAATGCTTCATCAAGCCTAGCTTCCATCTGATTATCTTTACGATTCGCTCCCTTCGTGTCTTTCGCACGAGCTTTAGCACCAAGTCCTTCGTTATGTGCAAGCGTACTGAATGTTTCCTCACGTTTAGCTACCTTTAGTAAGTTTTTCTTGTCTCTCATTTTTTAACCTTATTCATTTGATTTCCACAGTCAAGACAAATTCTTGTTTCATAATCTTGCCAACAAGCGATGCGTCTATCACAGATTTCGCATTCGAAAAGAACTTTTTGTGATCGATCGCCCGAAATACTTACGTCTAGGAATGTCTTAGCTGTTTGACCTACACAAAAGTCATTATGTCTGCTGCCGTAAGTCTCTAATCTCATCTTGCTCATTGACACCTTCACTTTGTTCAGATACACTCAGATTGTCTAAAGTTTTCATAACTCTGCCTTCCCCTCTTTGCTCGCGTTAGGAGGGGTTTTTTAACATCCCTTCTTCTTCATCTTCTTATATTCTTTAATCTCTGGATCACGCACTTCGCGGTCTATCTTTACAAGTTTTTCATTAGCTTTCTCAGCACCTTTGAGTTCACGTACAGCTAAACCTTTCTTTCCTTTCTGGATAGCGCCCTGTGCGGTCTGCATGCGTTTAGTCACTTTGTGCATCTTTTTATCCACCGGATTCACCTATATTGTAATTATCATAAAAATGAATATTAGCATTTATCGTTTTTATCATGCCATGCTCATTGGGATCATGCCCAGATTCCATGAAAGGATATTGCCAGACATGGATAAAGTTAGGAAGAGCATAGATGTCTTCTCTATCCTCAAGATTAAAACGAACGATAACTCTTTTTTTCATTACTTTAATCCTTGTAAATTTAGGTTTACGTCTAAAAATACCAATTCTTGTCTAAGTCCGGCCTGCTCCAAAAAATTACAGAAGTCTTCATCCATATCTCTTCCTATTTTTTGACTATATGAGACTCTTTGACACAGTTTTTTCAATGAATCATACTCGATCATTATCATTTTAGCTTTAACTTCCATGACACTCCTTCAATAAAAAAGCCTCAAAGTTTTACCCTTGAGGCTCAATAGAAATTTTACAAAAACTAGGAAAATCAAATAGCGAAAGCCAACTCGGAGGAAGGCGATGATCCGTTAAGGAGATCGTTAGTAACCATACACAAGATTGCTCATCTCGTCAAGATAACCATAAAGTTTTTTACCAAGCCATTTGCGGTAGTTCCTAATACGACAATCACAAAAGTATTTCCCTTCGTAATGGGCTTCTTCCCCACTTCGTTTCTTCTGTCTCAACTTCTTCTTGGAGATCTGCTTCATTATAGTATCCATCATTCTCCATGCACCACCTACATATGTCAATGCAAGTATGTTCAGATTCCTTAAATTTCTTATCACACATGTAGCATATTCTAATATCCATAAGCTTTACGTCTCATTTCGTCAATCTTATCTTTAGTCAAAGAACCAACTCCTTTACCATAAAGTTTCAATGCCATAGCTAGATATCTAGTCGCATCTGCCGCATGGGATGACCAGTCATGCTGGGGAGTATCGCTATATATCTGCATCTTGTCATTGAATTTCTTGTGATAACTCTGGAGACATTGAATCAGAACTTTGCATTTGTCTTTATCTATATAGCAATGTGACAGCATCGAGCGTGTCTCTTCAATACCTACATCAAAGTCCTCTCTAGGAAGAGCAATGCCCTTCAGGCCAAGTTCCCATAGTTTATTGATCCCAGTCATTCCAGTCTGGAAGTGACCAGCGGCAGCGTCATGTGGCAAGAAATGCTGCCCATAGGCAAAGCCCTTGCTTTGGATCACGCGAACATAGTGGGCCAAGCCTTCACCTTGAGACTCATAGTAGTCGATTATCCTGACTTCAGTTCCAATGACCTGATACCAGATGATTGAAGTACTGTCTCCGAATCCACAGTCCCATGCCGTATTAACCAAAGCACATGGATCGTAGCCCACTCGGCATATCCTACCTTCATCATCCATTTTACCCATAATACGCGCATAGTAGGCACCTTCTGTACCACGAGCAAATGAACAGTAATATTCTTGCTGGATGATCTCTTCCGATCTTCCTTCAGCTCTTTCTTGATCTATCTGTTCTTGTGTTATTAAACCAGTATCCTCGATAGTCAATTTCTGTCTGAACCAAGTCTTAGAGTCTCGCATATCATCCCAAAGTTTCCATGCATGATTCTTGCCCATAGGGGTAGTATTGAACACTGCCCAGCCACCATTCTTCAACAGAATAGGAGATAAGATCTCAGACCAGATACGTGGATCTTGCATAGCGTATTCAGATAGAACGACTCCCTTGGGGTTAGTGCCTCGTATCGCATCGGGATTGTCAGAACCTACAATCTGGATGAGCGATCCATTTTTCAATCTAATCTTCATCTCAGAGCTGTTAGGTTGACCTTCAATGAATTGCTTAGGAACATAGTCCAAGAAACGCTTACCACTTTCATCCATACCGTCCCAGATAACCTTTCTACCTTGATTGTATGTAGGTAGAATATAGTAATAAATTCCTGGAACATCCCTACAGGCTGCATAAATGGTCAGCATCCAACAGCTATAGTCTTTCCCTGCTCGACGATGGTAAAGAAGGAATGCTCGCCTATATCCAGAAAACATGGCTTTCTCAAACTCAATCTGATACCAACGTGGCTTGTAGTCATCTAGGATTTCTATTTCATTGAGCATATCTTCCTCCACTTTGTTACTCCTATCACATGCCCTTGATGCCCACCAAGATCCCATACCTCAAGTGTTGATATTTTATCTAAAACGCTTTCCTCTATATCTTCAGGAAATTCCTTCTTCAATCTATATGAAGATATCTCGAATTTGAAGGTGACTTCATGCCATTCTGCAATTTCATCCATGTCTTCTTTACAACAATATGTCTTATGTCCAAAACATAGGCATCTCTGATTGTTATCTGGTAAACTTATTAATACACTACGCTCTTCACTCATACGTCACTCCGGTTATATTTTCTTAGAAAATCCAACATCTAATCTTCCACTTCAG